TGTAAAAAATAATAAATATGGCATTACAATCAAGTGGACAAATAAGTTTAAATGATATACGAGCAGAATTAGGTGCAGCTACTACAAACGTAAGTTTAGGTGCTATGTCTGATACTGCTGGTTTTGCTGCTCAAGATAAGATATCTGATTTTTATGGATATAGTGCTGGAGGAACATCATTCTCAGCTGGTCCAAAACAGACTAGTTCAGGTTTTGCTTGTTTTCAGAGTCAGAATGTAACATACTATCATAATGGTTCTGGTTCAGACCCAGCATCAAATGATTATATATATGCTGATTCAGCTATGACTACTATCGTAGGTTCTGGTTACTATAGATGTGATACTCAAGCTTTCGAATGGTTTAGGACTAATGGATTTGGTAGAATATTTTCATATGGTCAATGTTAGACGAACAAAAACGCACTTTTTGCGTTATATAAGTATATAAAATTAATAACAATAATATGGAAAACAATAATAATGTAAGAATGCTTAATTTATCAGCATATCAAGCTCCAGTAGTGGAAGAGATTGTAGGTAAAGAATGGATATCTTATGGTGAAAATAATGATTACTTTGATACTCTTATATCGAGATATTTAGGTTCTCCTACTAATAGCAGATGTATTAACGGTATTGTTGATATGATTGCTGGTAGAGGATTAGAGTGTACTGATTCAGATACTCAACCTGAAGCTCATGCTAAGATGAAATTGTTATTAAAGAAAAGAGAAATAAAGAGAGTAGCACATGATTATAAAATGTTAGGTCAAGCTGCTGTTCAATTAATATATAATAAGAGTAAAACTAAAATAGTTAAGATAGTTCACCATCCAATGGAAACTCTTAGAGCTGAAAAATGCGATAAGAATGGAACTATAGCTGCTTATTACTATCATCCTAAATGGGCTGAATTAAAGCATAGCGATTCTCCAAAAAGAATACCTACATTTAGAAATGGTACTAAGGGTCAGAAAGTAGAGTTATATATATTTAAGCCTTATAGATCAGGTTTTTATTATTACTCTCCAGTTGATTATACTGGATGTTTACAATATGCTAACTTAGAAGAAGAAGTTTCTAATTATCATATTAACAATATTAAGCAAGGGTTACAACCTACGTTATTAATGAACTTTAATAATGGAGTACCTAATGCTGAAACACAAGAAATGATTGAAAGAAAGATATATGATAAGTTTTCTGGATCATCTAATGCTGGTAAGTTTATACTAGCCTTTAATGATAGTCAAGAGACTGCTGCTGATATCCAACCTATACATTTACCTGATGCTCATGCTCAATATCAATTTATGAGTGATGAAGCTACACAGAAGATTATGTTAGGACATGGTATTGTATCACCAATATTATTAGGTATTAAAGATAATACTGGATTTGGTAACAATGCTGAGGAATTAAGAACAGCTGCTGTATTAATGGATAACGTAATTATTAAGCCATTACAAGACGGTTTATTAGATGGGTTTGAAGAAATACTATCATTCAATAAGATTAACCTTGATTTATACTTTGTAACTATTCAACCAATTGAATTTACTCAATTAGAGAATATATCTACTTCTATTAAAAGAGAAGAAGAAACTGGAGAGAAAACAGAAGATGCTGATAAATCAACTAAAGAAGAAGGAAAATAATTATGAAAGCACTATTTATAAATATAGATGACTTAAAAAGAAAGTCAATACTAAGTGGTAATCTGGATGGCGATAAAGTCATTCAGTTTATCGAGGTAGCTCAAGATACTGCTATTCAAAACTACTTAGGTGGTAAGCTGTACGGAAAGTTACAAGACTTAATTATAGCTCAATCATTATATGATGCTGTTAATAACGATTATAGGGTACTTTTAGAGGACTATATTAAGCCTATGCTTATATGGTATACTCAAGCTAATTATCTTCCATTTGCTGCGTTTACCGTAAGTAATGGAGGTATATTCAAAAGAAGTCCTGAAGGTACAGAATCTGTAACTAGAGAAGATTTAAGTATGTTAACTGCAAAGGTAACTGATACTGCTGATTTCTATACACAGAGATTTATCGACTTTATGAATTTCAATAGTACTCTATACCCAGAGTATACAGGAAATCAAGATGGAGATATGTATCCAGATAGAGAGGTACAATACACAGGATTCGTATTGTAAGATGTTTAACATGATACCCCCTATATGTTTAATATAAGGGGTGTTTAATATGATACTATGATTAAATTATATAAAGCAAAAACAGATAATGTTCTTAAGTTAAAAGAATATCTAAGTAAAATAATAAGCTCTGACTCGAAGGGTAGCGATAAAATCGAGAAGAAATAAAAATGCTTGATTGTTAGGAGTGACAGTAAAGACAGATTATTAATCAATTAATATTTCTAATAATTAAACTAATGAGTAAACTAATAGACGTAATACTAAACTGGACATTTGGTTCACTGAAGTCTATGATATTCAAAAGAAGACTAACTAAGAAGATACTAAGACTAAAATATCACATGATGTTTAGAGTGATAGAAACTACTAGAGCTAGGATTAAACACCAGAAGTTTTATAATAATAAAGAATTTGACTCTACAAAGTCTCAAATGTTTGTAGATTTCATGAACTTTAAATTAGATACTGTAAGGGATGAATTTCAGAATTTAATATTACAAGCAGCTAAGTCAGTTGATAATGACATGCTGAAGGATCAAGTTTATAATACTATGACAAATACTGTCAAGGTATATATAAGCAAAACAAAAATGTGCTTCATTGAAAAAGGTATTCCTTATGATGATGCAACAGAGATAATAACATTATTTGAGAAATGGAGAGAAGAAACGATAACAGTTATTTCAAATGAGATAACAAATATATTCGCTTCTAGTTACCATAGTACAAAGTATGAAAACTTATTAGCAGTATTAGGAGCTATTTCGATAGCTATTGCTTTAATACCTAAAGATGGTGTTGCAGCATTTAATGCTATTAATGGTAAATTCATGGAAACTAAATACAAGGATAGATGAGAAAAATAGATTTGATAGTTGTTCATTGTTCAGCTACTCCAGAAGGTAAACATTTCAGTACTGATACAATCAGAGACTGGCACGTCAAAGAAAGAGGATGGTCAGATATTGGTTATCATTACATTGTTGAGCTAGATGGGAAGGTAATTTCAGGGAGACCTGTAGAAAGAGCTGGTGCTCACGTTAAGAGCTATAATAGAAGTAGTATCGGAATCTGCTACGTTGGTGGTATGACAAAAGATATGAAGTCACCTAAAGATACTAGAAACAAGGAACAACTAGAATCTATCATTTGTTTATTATGGGAGTTAAAAGAAGAATATCCTAATGCTATAATTAAAGGGCATAGAGATTTCAGTACAAAAGCTTGTCCATCATTTGATGCGACAGTTGAATATAATTATATAAGTTATGGGAAAATATAAAGAAGATAACGGAACTACAAGAGTTGGTGACTTTCTAAGAGACATAGATGTTAGCAAATCATTAGAGGTAGTTGGTAACCTTGTTAAAGGTGATATAAATGGTGCTATCGATGCTATTACAGGAGCTGAGTCAATTAGTCCTGAGCAAAGAGAACATGCTTTAAAAGTGATGCAATTGGATATAGAAGAAATGAAGTCTGTCTCGAAGAGATGGGAAGCTGATCTTAAATCTGATTCAACATTAGCTAAGAACGTTAGACCTTTGAGTTTAATCTTTCTTACAGTAACAACAGTAATATTAATATATCTAGATTCATTTAGTGTGGATATATTAGTACCATCTGAATGGATTGAATTATTGAAATCATTATTACTAGGTATCTATATTGCATACTTTGGTAGTAGAGGATTAGAAAAATATAGAAGTATAAAGTAATTGTTTAATATAATAGGGATATGAAGTGTGTAAAAATAAGTAAGGATCATCATAGAATAAGTATAAATGATGTAGATGTAGTATTAGAGAGGAGCGAAGTTAGACACTTAATACAAGTACTAGATAATAGTATTGATGTATGTCAAGCAAAAGAAGTTGAAGCTATATCTAAAGATGATTACATGAAGATGATTGCTAAAGCTAAAGAAGATGCTTTATCAGATAATGATGAGGATTGTGATATGTGTGGTGCTTAACATAATACAACTATAAACAACCTTTTAACAGAATAAGTAATATATAAAAAGATAGAAAAAGTAGAGTTACATTTAATTATGTAGCTCTTTTTTCGTTTAACATAGTACCCAGAGAATTATAACCACTTATACTGTTATAATCTAACGATGTTTAATATTATGTTTTTATTTATATATTATATTTAGACTAAACTAAAGTATTAGAAAATGGTACAAAGGTATAACAAAAGGTGTTACGATCCAAATAAAAAGCATGACAATTTGTCTTAATACAGCATGACAATATTTCATGAAAATAAATGCATAAAAGTTTGGTGGTTCGGAATATAAGTTGTATATTGCACGTATAATAATAATAAAACAATAGAATATGTATTACTTTATATCAATAATAATTACTATAGTAGCCTTTGTACTAGGATACACAGTTGGATATCATTTAGGAGAAGCTATGGAAGTATTAAGAAAATACGATGAAGAAGCAACTAAGTAACACAGAAGGTTTAAAGTATCTTAAGTGGTCTGACTTTGATTGTCCTTTAGAAGAAGGATCAGGATATAGATTCATGGAAAGATTACCAGTACTTATATTGGATATGTATATAACTAAAACTAGATACAATATAAATGTATTAGAAGGTTATATGTCTCCTAAGTACGCAGATAAGATTAAACCTAGTAGGTCTTCACATAGAGTGGGACATGCTATTAGAGTTAGTATAACTGCACCTGACAAGAGAATGAAGTTTATTGCATTCCTTATACATCAAGGTGTTAGAAGAATTGGATTTGATGAAGTATCTGTTTACTATGATACTGATGATTTGAAGAGACCGTTTTTAACCTACGGATTTAAAGGTTAAATGATTGGGGGTATAACTCAGCTGGCTAGAGTATCTGCCTTGCACGTAGAAAGTCGTGGGTTCGAATCCCTCTACCTCCACGTTTTTATTTTGTTTTTAGTTGAATCAAACACTTATCTTAATCAGGTAGGTGTTTTTTTTTGCTTTATTATTTGGTGGTTCGTATTATATTTACTATATTTGTATCATCAATAACACTAAAACAATATAACTATGACAACAACACACTTAGAATTAATGGGAATTACTTATAACGTAATCTACGAACAAGAATACAACTCAGTATACATTTACGATGTTAAAGAGATTGACAATCCTTTCTTAGGATCAGATGAGAACCCTACTTATAAAGATGGTGAGTTATGGGGATACTTAACAGAACAATTAATAACTACATATACAGATGGTTTGATATATAACAATTCATCATGGTAAAAAAGAATAAATTCAAGAAAGCATATATACAATTTAAATATATGCGTAGAAATAGCTTAACTAAAACAGAAGCTTTAGCATGGTTCGGAACAAGTTTATTATTCTTCGGTCCTTACTTATTACAATACAAAATAGGTTTTATACTTAATGCATTTGGTATTATGTGTTTAACTCCTCAAGTACTAAAAGCAAAACAATGGAATCTAGTAATACTTAATGTAGTAAGTTCAACTGGATATTGGTTACAAATCTTTAATATAATATAATATGGACGAAATAAACTTTCACAATAACTTTCAATTACTAGGAGACCTACTTAAAGGATTCAGTGGTAAGGATAAAGATAAAGCAGATAAATACATTAAAGCACTTAATGAAATATACTTTTATACTAATTCAGCTTGGATGAGTAAGAAAAATGTAGATGCTAATTATGATGATCTAAGAGAGAGATTTATAGAAGTATCAAATAAATATAAAGATTTCTTATAAAACATTTGGTAGTTCGCAATATATTATGTATATTTGCATAACGATAATAACTAAAACAATATAATATGACAATATCAGAAAAACTATTACAAGTTCAAGGTAATCTAAAAGCACCTAAGAATCAAAGAAATAACTTCGGTAAATATAACTACAGAAGTTGTGAAGATATACTTGAAGCTTTAAAGCCACATTTATTAAATGTAGAAGCCTCTTTAATGATAACAGATGAAACAGTAGAAATTGCTGGTATTCCTGTAATAAACGCAAGAGCAGTCTTCTTTGATAATGAAGGTAAGATTGAAGTAACTGCACAAGCTGGTATCGATCCAAATAGAAAAGGTATGGATATAGCTCAGTCATTCGGTTCATCATCTAGTTATGCTAGAAAATATGCCTTAAATGGTTTATTCTTAATTGATGATACTAAAGATGCTGATGCTACAAACAACCATGACAAGAAGGATTCACCAACAGTTTGGTTAAACGAAGGTTCAGCAGAATTTGATAGAGCTAAAGCTAAATTAAGTTCAGGTGAATTAACTATGGCAGTATTAAAGACTAAGGTCTTAATGAGTAAAAAAGTAGAAGGTCTACTAAACAATTAATTATAACTAAAACACAAAAACTATGAGCGCATTATTAAATTTATCAATTGACGTAGCAAATTTACCAAAAGAGAAGTTTGTTAAAGGAAAGAATGGGAAAGTATATTATAACTTTACTGTTAGTATTAACGATGAGACTAATCAATTTGGTCAGAATGTATCAGCATTTGATTCACAGACTAAAGAAGAGAGAGAAGCTAAAAAGCAAAAGACTTACTTAGGTAACGGTAAAGTAGTTTGGACTGACGATTCTATCGTTGTAGCTGTAAGACAAGATCAGGATGCTCCTAAGCCAGCTCCAGCACCAGCTGTTGAGACTGCTTCAGGTGATGATTTCCCTTTCTAGTAGTACATTAAAATAAATAGGGGAGTTTGATCGCTCCCTTATTAACTAAGACTAAAAACAAAGTATTAATAAAAACAAACTAAGATATGACAGAGGATTTAGAAGTAAAGAATATGTATTTCGATAAGTTAGCAGAAGACTTATTCATTGATGCAGAGGAAGAAATATCTTACCCACCAGTAGCTATCTCATTAGGAGAAGCTATGACTCATACACCAGCTGGTACTATTAGTTATCCAGTGCCAATAGGTACATATGGAAACTTTAGTTTTGTACAAGCTCCACCTAAATCTAAGAAGACTTTCTTTATTAGCCTATTAGGATCAGTATATTTATCTGGTTCAAATAACTTTGGTGGTAATATTAAAGGACATAGAAATGATGAATGTTTAGTACATTTTGATACAGAGCAAGGTAGATTCCATGCACAGAAAGTATTTAGAAGAGTATTAGATATGAATGAAGGTGAAGATGCTGGATGTTATCATACATTTGGTTTAAGAACATTAGGATATAAAGAGAGAATAGATTTT